TTCCGATCGATATTCTCACCGTTACCAACTTCATTGCCCGGAAAGGTGTAGAAAAACTGGACGCTGACCCTGTAGCCTTATACGTAACCCGTTTAACGAATTGGGTGGTATCAGCGGCTCACCTGGAATATCATTCCTTCATTCTTCGGCAGCTTTACGTTGAGCGGGAACTGCTTCGGATTAAGTACGGTCCGCAGGATGATAACGGCGATGCATTTGAGCGGGCAAGTAAGATGCAGGCAGAGATCCAGAAATTATTCTCCGCTAAAACCGGTAACGACTGGAAAGAAATGTCGGATGTATTGTACGACATGTATAAACACATGTTCGAAGTAGAAGGTAAAGAGTTTACGGGGGTTCCTTCGGGCTTTAATCGACTGGATAAAATAACGGGCGGATTCAGTAAAGGGCAATTGATCGCGATAGGAGCCAGACCCAGTGTCGGTAAAAGTGCATTCGTGGGTGCAATAGCGCTGAATGCAGCCGGTTTCGGGAAGAATGTCGGTATTATCTCACTGGAAATGCCGGGGATGGAATTAGGGGCTAGAATGGCTGCTATTTACTCGGGGATCGATTTTAGAACTATCTTCCGAAGTAAGCTGAACGAAGAACAAGGCCGAAGCCTTTATTCGCAGGTGCAGAAGATGGAAAAGCTTCCGATCAGGATCAGCGACACGGCAAAAGTTGATATCAACGATATTAAGGCAAAGGCTTCTAAACTATTGTCTAAGGGAAAGCTTGACATGTTGATCATCGATTACCTGCAGTTGATAGAAAGTACGAGCGGGGAAAAAAGCTACAGCCGGGAAAACGAGGTTAGTAAGATGTCACGCGGATTAAAGTTGATGGCGATGGAAATGAAAATACCTATCATCATCCTTTGCCAGTTGAACCGCCAGAGCGAAACATCAGTGGGTAAAAAACCACAGCTACACCACTTACGGGAATCAGGAAGTATTGAGCAGGATTGTGATGGCGTTCTGTTTCTTCACAGGGACTGGAAAAGCGGTATTTTACAAGATGCGAAAGGGGCAAGCACGGAGAAAGAAGCGGATATTATCGTAGCCAAATGGAGAAACGGGGAAACGATAGAGATAAAAATCGGTTTCGATGGTGCCAGGATGCGGTTCTACGATCTGGAAAAAGAAGCTCCGGCAACACCAGCCCCGAATTTATTCGGCAATTGGAGACCGGTAAATAATGTGGATTGAAAGGGAAATAAAGAACTATACCGTAAATCTTAAAAATATGAGAGATATAAAATTCAGGGCTTGGTCGGAAAGAATGGGAATGCGACAACTTGATCAAATCACAATGGGAGATAAAGTTTGGTCATGCGAAAATGGCAATGGCGTTTCATTAATCTACCAACCGCATATTGTTGTAATGCAGTTCACCGGACTGCAGGATAAAAATGGAAAAGATGTTTATGATGGCGATCGTATATCCTTTCACTATTGGAGCACTTATGAGCAACGATCATTTCCTGAATATGTAGACTTCAAAGAGCATGATGTGCATAAAGGAACTGGCATTGTTTATTGGAACGAACAGGAGTTGCAGTGGTATGTAAAGCCGGATGAAAAATATAAAACATTGTGGGGTGATGGATTCAATTCAACAATGGAAGATTCTGCGTTAATGTGGGTAGGCGTAGTAACCGATGTGTACATTTCCAAATACAACGAGGAAAGGGAAGAATCTGAAAAAATAACGTTCGAGCAAATCGCCGGAATCGAAGTGGTCGGAAATATTCACGAGAATCCTGAACCATTAAAATCATGAGTTTCAAATTCACCAAAGCGCATATCGAAAGACTTCTGAAGGAGGGCAAGATCAGGGGCGCAACCGAAATCGCCAAGCCGAAAAGAAATCCTATTAAATCCAAAGAGCAGAAAGGAGTGAAAGAAAAGCAATGGATGGAGATAGTACTTCGGAAATTCTGCGACGAAAACGGATGGACATTTGCGGCTGAACTTCGTTTCATGTCAACGCGCCGATGGAAATTTGATTTTGCTATTGTCAAGGATAAAAAGAAAGTGAGTTTCGAATACGAGGGTATCTTTTCAGAAAAATCACGACATACAACAAAGTCCGGTTACACCGGCGATGCGAAGAAATACAATGCCGCTGGGTTGCTTGGCTGGAAAGTATTCAGGTATACAGCAGAGAATTATCAGGACTTAGCCAATGATCTTAAAACCATTTAAAACCAATCATCATGAACTATTGGATAATACCGGGCCTGAAAGAGCGGCCAGATTCTTTTCGAGAAGACGAAAAAGTAAAAAAAATAATCAATGTCGCTTGCGAGTTTTACCAAACTACAGTAAATCTATTGGCTCGAAAAACAAATCTTCGGGAAGTGGTTACTCCCAGACATGTGATCGCATATTTACTTCGGACAAACACAAAGCTTACTGTTCGTCAGATTGGAGGGATATTTAACCAAAGCCATTGCGGAGCGTCCAGATCGATAAAATTAATAAGAGGATATTTGAAGGCTTCCGATCCCGTTGGGACAGACGTGAAACAACTACAGTCACTTATCAACTAAAAATTGCAATGACAACACAATCCGACTGCCAGGGACTCCCGGTAACTCACCGGCTGGAAATTCCTTCACCAACCGAGACCGAGGGAGCGATGGTAGTTTTCTCGATAGATGGAACGCTGATCATGCAGGCGCGGAACTTATCGAAGGTGGATATCGCCGCAATAATTTCAGCACTCATGAAAGAGATTCGGTAAAAACCCTTACTTTTAAATCGCAAAACTGTTATCAAATTTTCCCCTTCTGTAATTTCATTCATTAATCAATAAACATTTCACACATGGCAAAAACAGCAAAAAAGAACGCGGCTCCAAAGGAACCGAAAGCTCCGTAAGTCACAGTACCGGAATCAACTTTGAAGATCATCAAGGTTAAAGTTCTCGGTGACGTTCTCACCCTCACAATGCAAGAAACGAAGAACGGCGTTGTTTCCAAACCATTCGCAGAATCTTTTTCTACTCCGGTTCACCCTGACCTGAAAGAAGCGATCGCAGGGTTGGCCGTACATCAAGGTTTGATCAACGGATCGATAAAAAGAGTATCGAACATCGATCAGGTAAAACCCAAAATGCTGGAAGAGTTGAAACCAACCGGATACGGCATCAATGCGAAAGAAACCGGTATCCAGATCACCGGCATGGTAAAGACCGATAATGGTCAGTATACGACCTATAACACTGTTTCCAGGTTATACGAAGAAGATTCTGCAACCGCTTATCCACACATGGATAAATTGATTCAGCAGCGTGATAAAATCGATTGGGAATGCCGCGAGTTTCTGGCCGGTCGTAAAGTTGGTCAGGCACAGCAAACAGAAATGGAATTCGAACCTGAAGAAGAGTAGCCCGTTTAATCCGTACCCACCTTTTAACCGTTTAAATCACATCCAATGGCAAAGAAACTACAAACCAATACAGGCGCACACGGATCTATGGACTACCTCAGACAGCGGCAGGCCATGATGCTCAAAGGCACGAAGAAAAAAGATGATCCGACAGATAAAAAGAAGACGGCCCGTAAATCGATCAAACCGCGTTCGCCGAAGATGACAAAACAAATGCGATTGTACGCAAAGGAAGTGGCTGAATTTCTCGCGAAAGAGGAAAATGAGGTCTGTATCATCCGATCTCCCGATTGCACTGTAAAAGCCACCTGTGTGAACCACAAGCGGCGTAGGGGCAAGAACCTTCGAAATCAAAAGGACTGGGAACCAGCCTGCGGGCCGTGCAACAGCTACATCGAGAATCATGATCAGTGGGCGCGGGATAACGGCCATCTTCTCAGTGTTCATAAAAATCAAGACAAATGAGTTTCAGGCACGGTAGTTTATTTTCTGGTATAGGTGGATTTGATCTTTCGGCTGAATGGATGGGGTGGGAAAATATATTTCACTGCGAGATTGATCCTTTCTGCCAACGGGTTTTAAAGTATTATTGGCCGACCGCAGAATCATTTAGTGATATAAAACAAACCGACTTTAAAAAATATCATGGAACAATTGACATTCTTTCGGGAGGATTTCCCTGTCAACCCTACAGCACAGCAGGAAAAAGAAAAGGTAAGCATGACAGCCGCCACCTGTGGCCCGAAATGCTTAGAGCAATACGGGAAATTCAACCGCGCTGGATTGTGGGCGAAAACGTTCGCGGCTTTGTTAATTGGAACAACGGCCTGGTCTTCGAAGAGGTGCAAGCTCAAATGGAAGCTGAAGGCTACGAAGTCATCACGTTTATACTTCCTGCTGCAGGTGTACAAGCTCCGCACGAAAGATATAGAATCTGGTTTATTGCCCACGCCCACAGTAATGGACACCAACACCTATCTGGATCCCATGAAGATCGATGCGCGTCGGAAAAGGTTAAAAGATCGAAACAACGGACTGAACGGCACAAAATACTCAGGGAACGGAATGGGAGTAAGTTTGGGAGAATTATTTGCCAAAGGAATGCTGCCAAAACCCAACTCCAGAGACTACAAGGGAGAGGGAGGAACCGGGGCAGATTTGAATCGAACACTTGGGATTCGTGGCCGACGACTCAACCATCAGTTTGTATTGGAGATGATGGGCTTCCCACCCAATTGGACGGAATTACCTTTTCAAAACTTCGATCCGAATCAGTGAAATCATCTGGTAACGCAGTAGTTCCACAATTGACGTATCATATATTTAAAACGATTGAAGAATACGAATTAATGCATGACACCACGGGAAAGAAGAGCCGAAGCCGAAAGAAAGATTGATGAACTGATCGAATATTTCGAGGGGCTGGAAATAAAAGGCCCGATAAAGCTCAACCTCTGGACCACGATCACCGATACAAAACTGTTTATCTCCGCCAACCTGAAGAGAATCGCCGTAAAGAATACATCCAGCCCTGTAGTCCGCGCCTCCTATCGACTTTTAAATGAACTAAAAACTATTATTGAAAATGATAAAGATTTCCACACTATTCAAAAAGAATCCCGATAATCTCGCTTTGGTTATTAACGAAGTGGACCCGCAAAACGAGTGGGCTTTAACTGAAGGAGTCGCTACAAGAAAGTTTGACGGTTCAGCATGTGCTATCATCAATGGACTTTTGTATAAACGCTACGATGTTAAGAAGGGTCGGAAAGTCCCAGAACAGGCTATCCCGTGTCAAGATGCTGATGTAATTACCGGCCATCATCCTCACTGGCTTTTGTGCGATCGTAGCAAACCGGAGGATAAATATTTTGTTGAGGCCTTCGATTCAACTGTGAATTTAGAAGATGGCACATACGAGCTATGCGGTGAAAAGGTACAGGGCAACCCCGAAAAGATTGTAGGCCATGTTTTGATTAAACACGGTAGCGAGATTTTAACGCCAGTGCGGACGTGGGAGGGGTTGATAGATTTTTTATGCAATCATGATATCGAAGGCATAGTATTTCATCATCCCGATGGTCGAATGTGTAAGATCAGGAAATCAGACTTCGGAATAAAAAGATAATGCCCTCCTATCGATTACTGACGGAATTTAAAAATTACCTGGAAACACAAAACTGTAAGCAATGAGCAATAAATACATATACCAATCAGACGGCCTTGTTATGGCTGGATACGTAAACTATAAATCAATTTACAATGTTTAACTGCCCGCTTCATAATTGGATTTCCAACGAATTCCAATGCCCCGCATGTATTTCAACTGTAACAACAGGCGGAGATTTACCTATAGCCGTTCCTGTATCATCACCCACTACCATTGAGCCAAAAATATACATAGCGAGCAAAACAAAACATGCTGACAAATGGAAAGCGTTACGGGCATCAGGTGTAAACATTATTTCTTCATGGATTGATGAAGCAGGAGAGGGGGAAACTGTTTCAATGGAAATACTTGCAGTGGTGTGCATATACGAAAGCCAAGACTGTGATGCAATGATCGTTTACCGGGAAGATGGAGACTACCTCAAAGGGGCGTTTATAGAAATGGGCGTCGCTATCACTGATCCAATGAAACCCGTTTTATTAGTTGGGCCAGTTCTTCCGGCCGGATCGGTGTTTACTCATTTACCGAATGTATTCGCCGCCGACACAATTGATGAAGCTGTTGAAGCGATCCGAAAAAATCACAGTGTGAAAGCGTCACCCACTACAACATCTAATGCAGAGGGAGTAGAGCAGGCAGCGAAGGAACATGTGCAAAAAATTCGTGCTAATCGTGAAGACCAATCTCCTTTGCACTTTTGGGCAGTCATCGAGGCAATTGAAGATGCGTATATCGCTGGTGCAGCATGGCAACAATCCCAACAACATGGATTACGAGAGTGTATTGAACATGCAGAAAGAGAATGGGGTGGTGCATGGGTTTCTTGCAGCGGTTGTCATGAATCGGTCGAAGGTCAGGAAGTAGGTCATAATCCTTACAGCGAGATATTCAAATGTTATTTAGGTTCTGGCTGTGGTGAGTGCGGTGGTATTGGCGCAATCTGGCATGTACCTTCTGCCGAAGAATCCCAACAAGATCGAATGTGGGATGACGGCCCCAGTTATTTATTAAACATGGCGTTGGAAAAATTAGATAAAAGGGGGTGGAAGTTCCTAGCAAATGCTCTTTATGATAGATTGGAAGTTTTGCCCCAACAACCACAAGTGCAACAGGGAATGCCCGTAGATCGATTGAAAGATATTCTCGAAGCATTTCAATGGACGTGGGACAACATGCAAAAGCCTCACACCGCCGATCACTTTAATATACCCGCCAATGGTATTGCGGATTTAGAAAGGCTCATCGATGAATCAAACGAAGCCCCTCAACAGACATCGAACAACATCCGCGCTCATGCGCTCCAACAAATAGTTGAATTCAGTGATGCTGGAAGTGATTTAGATGCATTGATTTCGGTTAAACGTATTGCATCAAACGCCCTGAAGGAACAGCCAGTAGTAGATAATCAGGATGAACTGTGGGCAGACGTGAATGATAAAGTAAACACTATTGAAGCCTACGATCAATGGTTGGCGGAAATGAAACAGCATTACATACTATCACCAATAAAATAAAAAAACAATGGTAAAAAAATTCAGAAAGAAACCAGTAGTAATTGAAGCTATTCAATTCAACAATCTTAATCACAAAGAGGTGAGTGAATTTGTAGGTAAGGAGTTGAAGCCCGGATTAGAATCAGAAGCGGCATACGTTGCCGGCATGGGCGCTCCAATCTTTAGCCTCACCATTCCAACTTTAGAAGGGAATATGAAAGCTATGCCGGGAGATTGGATAATAAAGGGTGTCCATAATGAATTCTATCCCTGTAAGCCAGAAATTTTTGAAAAGACGTACGAGCCAGTTGAGAAGACAGTCTTCTCAGAATTTGATAAGATCAGGGACGATGAACATTTTAAAAGATGATTGGATCACATAAACAGAAATATACATGAGGCATAAGTGGTCGATACCAAAAGTGAATAAGGGACAATCAGCATACTGCCTGCGTTGCAATCTAATAAAAGAAATGTCTGACAACAGTTTGATATTTTATTTCAAATTAGAAAGCGAATCTACAACGGACACGGCGGGGAAATGCCCCGGTAAAATACCTGCTGGCAGAGAACCTCAAGAGGTTATCCGCAAAGAATACACAGGCGAATCACATAAACAATAAGGCAATGGCAAACGATCGTAAAGCAAAGGAAATGGGTTTGGTGATTGGGGCTAAGATAAGGATAGGCAAAAAGTGTGCTAAAGAAACCTTATTCCCGGCCGGAAAAGTGATAGAACTAGTGGAGGGTTATTTCGAGTGTTACAACAGCCTCTATGATGAAATACAAACTGCTCCGTCTGTCTGGAATGAAAGCCAAAAGGAATATGATAGTATCTATCATATGTTCGGCAATGATCTTGAGAATTTCCTTGACTCCAAAGTAATTGAATCACCAATAAAAGAGTAATGCCAGGTTAACCGGAAATAATTAAGTTTGCAGGGATCGGCAATCTTCTGCCATCGCTACAGTTTTGTAAAAGCTCCCGCAGACTTGTTTTCACAGGATTGCCGGGGCTTTTGATTTATATCACTTCAATATGATAGAAATACTTCACATAGACTGCATGGAATACATGCGCACATTGCCGGATAAGGCTTTTGATCTGGCAATTGTAGATCCACCGTATGGAATTAACGCCCCCAACATGCAGATGGGAAACAACGCCCCATCGAGAAACGGGAAAGCATCTGTCACTGTCCGGCTTAAAAAGGGTAGGCTTACCTCCGCCGGAGGTAAGCTAAAGGACAGGCTTCTAAATAACTCCGAAATTGAATGGGATTATAGCGCGCCACCAAAAGAATATTTCATTGAACTTGAACGGGTATCCAAAAATAGAATCATTTGGGGCGGAAATTACTTTGATCTTCCTCCAACAAGATGTGTTCTTTGTTGGGATAAATGTCAACCATGGGAAAACTTCAGCCAATGGGAAATGGCGTGGACTTCTTTTGATTATCCTGCAGCGATATTCAAGCATTCAAACACGGGGGGAAATCCCGAAAAGATGGACAAGATCCACCCGACTCAAAAGCCGGAGCGACTTTATAGGTGGCTGCTTTCAAAATACGCAAAACCTGGCGATCGAATCCTCGATACACACCTCGGGAGCGGATCGATCGCGGTCGCTTGTGACCAATTGGGCTTTGATCTTGTCGGCTGCGAACTGGATCAGGATTATTACAATGCCGCCTGCAAGCGGTTAAAAGACCATCAGTCCCAGTTAAAATTATTCATGTAACCAATTAATCAACATACAATGGAAAAACAAGACAAACAGCTTTTACAGGAAGCGGTAGGAGAAATCAAACATCTACGCCAGCAGAACAATTACATGGCGGCTCGACTTCAAATGTTTGATGACATGATCCTGCTGTTGAAAACTGAGCCAGCTTCTTTTGGCGGTTTACAATCCCCTGATGTCGCCTATTCAATAGAAAATAGGTTGGCGCAATTAGAAGTCGAAAACTAGCCCCCCCGATGAATAAATCGAACCCAACAGACAGAGGACCGCCAAGCTTGTCCGTTAAAGGAAAATAAGCCAAGTCAGCCCCGTCGTAGTCAGCGACGGGGTATTTTTGTGCCAAACGGATAAATAAGTAAAAATCCGTAGTTTTAAGCCATGGAAGGAGAAAAGGAATTAAGCGTTCAGCAAGAGCAATTCTGCCAGTACTACGTTCTGTTCAACAACGGAGCGAAAGCCGCCAGAAGCGCCGGATATAGCGACCAGACGGCAAAGGAAATGGCCTACGAACTCCTCACGCGACCTCACATCCAGAAACGGGTCGCAGAACTCCGCAAAGCACAGCAGGGAGAGTTCAACCAAATGAAAGAGCAGATGATCCAGGAGCTTTCCCGGATCGCCTACGGGACTCTCGTTCCCCTGTACGATGAAAACGGCAACCTGCTTCCGGTGAAAGAATGGGACGATGACAGCGCGGCAATTGTGAGTAGCATTGAAAGCGAAGAGCTATTTGAAGGAACGGGTAAGGACAGGACTTTCATCGGCTACAAAAAGAAAGTGAAGCAGTGGGATAAGCTCAAAGCTCATGATCAATTGGCGAAGATCCTCGGGTTCTACGCCCCTGAAAAAATCGCCCCGACCGACCTTGATGGAAACGCCATTCTGCCGGTGTTCAACATCAACGTAGTTCAGCCAAAGTCGGAATAAATATTTTTCCTATATTCGTACAGCAGCTCGTTACATGCCCGAGAACATGAAGCGAGTTGATTCGTCAGCTTAATTGCCCGTTTGAATCTCGGTTCGGCGGGCTTTTTTTATTATGCTAATATTCAGAATCATTCTCCTGGTAATTGCCGGCCTGATCGTTTGGATCATGCTGACCCCCGAAAAGAAGATCAAAATGAAAGATCAAACGGTCGGCATTATAGGGTTTGGCTATGTAGTTCTGACTATCATTTACTTCATCATTGATTTTTTCTGATGTTATTTGACATCATCCCATACCGAATCGATAAAGACCTGGGAAAGGCTTACAACGAGCAGATTGCTTTACTCCCTGAGGATTCTCATATCTGCCTTCGCGATGCCGATACCTGTTGGCTTACTCCTGACTATGGCACTCACCTACGCACCTACATAGAAAAAAATCCATTGGCCGTTCTAACCTGCTATACCAATCGGATCAGCGAAGTGAGTAAGCAATTGTTCGGAATGAGACGCAGCGCGGATCCGAACATGGCAAACCATATCAGGATTGCTCAGAAGCGAATGAATGATCTGTACACGGTAACGGAATTGAAGTCGGACATCTCCGGGTTTTGCCTGGTGTTTCCGCGATCCTTGTGGGTTCAGCAACCTTTCGCTGAAACAGGGAAGCCGCTGGGAATCGATACCGAGTGGGGTCGCAGGATCAGGGCTGCAGGTGTACCGGTACTTCGAATGAACGGGCTTTATATCTGGCATACCTACCGGATATTGGATAACAGTAAAAAACATTTGGACGTATGATAGCAGCATTGATGATATGCAAGGATCGGTTAGAGTATAGTAGAAAAGCTTATGAGGCTTTAAAAAATAGCGATGTTGATGAAATCCACATTGTATACAACCCAAGCAATGATGGTACTTACGCGTGGCTTAAAATATCTGTCACAGGTTATGGTACGCTGATACATACAGGCGACGGAACAATTGCCGGGGCTTTCAATCTGTTCTTGGAACAAGTGTCACATTGGATGAAACCAGCCGAATTTATGATTAAAGTGGACAACGACACAATCATACCCCCCGACTTCTGCGCCCGGATGCTTCCGCACATGCAGCATGCCGATATTGTTCAGGCACGGCATAAATTGATTCCGGCCTCCGGCGTGGGAACCTTCGATCAATGGACAAGCAAGATGCCAGCACAAGGAGCATTACGGTTTAATAACTTTGTCGGCGGTACCGGGGTTATGATGCGCAGATCGGTGCTTACGCCGTGGCCAACCGACACGGGTCTTTTGATGGCATGGAGAGAATGGCAGCGACAGAACCCGAATGTAAAGAAAGCATTTGCCACCGATGTTGACATCACACTCTTGGACGAACACGGATACGGGGATTATCCCGATTACTACAAACAAACTGGCAGATTATGAGCCGTATAAACGCGATACGAAGCAGAAAGCGAAAACACGAAATAAAGAGAAGGATTAGGCAGCAGGTTATAAAAACCGTTGGAGTAATTATTCCGGTTCTACACTCAGCTATTGCGCTCCGGCGCATAATCCACCAACCCAGACCGATAAATATGCCGGTTGAGGAGTTTAAGAAGCAGAAGGCAATTGCGATAATGAGTAACGTTTTAAACACAGCGGAATCAATATGCTTACAACTGACAAAACAATAACCACGGCCGAATATTGGGACGGCGTATATACCGGCAAGCGTGACAACGCAAAGCAGGATTCATCAAACGGCGTGAGACCAAAGAACGCTTTCGACCGGTTCGGATGGGTAGTTGATCAGGTGGACGAAGGATCGGTAATTGAGATCGGCGCCGGCCACGCACGCATCTGCGAACGCTTGCGGGCAAAGGGATTTAAGACCGTCCTTGCGGTAGATCAGTCCGAGGAGGCCAGAAATGCCAGCAAATTCCGCCCCTACCTTGTGAACAGTGCTTACGCCTTACCCGCTGCTAATGGCTCGTATGAGACGATGATAGCCTGCCAGTGTCTTGAATACATGGACGACCTTCCCAGGTTCTTTAAAGAGGCCCAGCGGGTCGCTTATCATCTTATCTGCACTATACCCATCGGTCAGATGGATAAATGGTCGCAGCTCTACGTATGGACTCCTGAATCGTTCCTGGAATTGGTCAGCCAGTACGGTCAGGTTTTGCACACTGATGTAAAAGAGGGATTGATGCTCGTTAAAATGACTTTACGATGAGAATAATATCCGCCATACACCGGGAAGAGATCGCCAACAGGAACATCCGGCGTTCTTTCCTACCGATCCACGAATTGCATGGCGTTTCAAATCTTCCGGCCGCGTTCAATACGGAACAGAAAACAGGAGAACTCACGATGTTTGTGCATGAAGATGTATTGATTGACAAGATACCATTGTCAGGAATTCCCCCAGATTGGGGCGTGATCGGGGTTGCCGGTGTTCGCTTTGTTAATGGCAAAAGAGAAACCGTTGGGCATATCCTGGATCGGGGTAAGGCGTGGGGATCACCCATAAAAGAACCAATGGAGGCGCAAACGGTGGATGAGCTTTTATTCATTACTCGCGGCGACATTATTTTCGACGAAAACCTTCCCTTCGATTTTTACGGCGCCGATGCATGTATGCAGGCAAGGGAGCGAGGGCAGAAAGTCTATGTGGTACCTGCATGGGTGGAGCATAATTCTACCCGCCCTTTCGGCGGTCGTACCCCTGCGTTCTAGGAAGCAGAAAAATACTTCCGGGAGAAATGGAAACACCGTCTCCCAATTGTGACAACATGCTCAATTCTCACATGATATACCTCAGTTACCATAAGTTCGGCACCATCTACGACCCGTATCCGTTCTCACGGACCTACGATCAATTCTGGCATGATATCCGAAAGAAAGAGTTTGATCGTATCCAGATCGACGATTGCCATATCAGCCAGATCAAAGCGTGTGAAATGATGGCGGAGCTTGGCATCCGTGCGCAGTTGTTTTGTTGCACTGGATTGATCGGGAAGAAAGGTTACTGTTCATGGGATCAGATGCGGGAACTAGCCAAGCACCACGATATTGAATGCCACAGCAGTTTGCATGTAGATCACCGTAACGGATCAGCCAATTGGCAGGTAGATGCAATAAAGCGAGCTATCGATGAGATAACCAAAGAGATTGGAGTCCTGCCACAGTACTTCGTTCCGCCTTATAATCACTGGAACCAGGATACGATTACTGCAGCACAAAAGCTGAATATCGTCCTGATAAAAGATCGCATAACCATTAAAAACTCAACCAAATGATACACAGAAGCGAATTAATAAACTACCTGATCCAGAAACATGGTTTGAAATCATATCTCGAAATCGGGGTATATGACCGGTCTCACAACTTCGATATGATCACATGCGAGTCTAAACACTGTGTTGATCCAGATCCAAAGGCTAAGGCCAGTTCCCCGATGACAAGCGATAAGTTCTTTGCCCGCAATAAAGACCGGTTTGATATAGTGTTTATCGATGGCCTCCATCACCATGACCAGGTGGAAAGGGATTTCGATAACGCCCTGGCAGCCGGTGCGAAGTTTATTGTGCTGCATGACTGCAACCCACCAACAAAAGAAACTACCTGTGTCCCTCGCGGTCGTCAACGGGAATGGTGCGGCGATGTGTATAAATTCATTATGACCATTCATTGCTATGAAGCGATCGATTTCGTGACTGTGGATATGGATTACGGATGTTGCGTTGCGTGGAGATCAGGAAGACTGCCAGCCGAACAACTTCCATTTCCCCTTACATGGGAGGCTTTCGATAAGAATAGAAAGGAGGCGATCAACCTTGTGAGTGTTGAAGAATTATTAGAATACGGTGTAGGTCATAAGCCGCCTTTTGATCAGGATGAATTCAAAAAGTCATTGGAAACTCCTTTATCGGAATTAAAAGGCGAATGATCTGTCTGTATACATACCGGAAAGATCCACACAATGGAACAGAGCTTCGCTATTCTATCCGAAGCATGGTAAAGCATTTTCGGGATTTCACCGATGCGCTGATAGTCGGACATAAGCCGGATTGGTATACTGGACCACACCTTCCCTACGCTGAAATAAAAGGGAAGCCCGGACTTAATATTCTCGGTAAGATCAATGCTGCCGGTATGAAGGAACCGTTCCTGTGGTGTGCAGACGATCACTTTGCATTGAAACCTTTCGATAAGACTTTGCCCCATTATTTCTACAAAGACATTCGCCATGCATACCGAAAGCAGAAAGACCTGGTGATGAAACGATTGCTTTTGAACTGCCCGCAAAGCTGGCTTTCTTTTATCGTTCATGCTCCGGTAGTAATGACGCCCGCAGGTGTTGAGCGGTGTGTTTCCTTTGGAAAAGAGGCCCCGATCCGTACCCTATATTGTAACATGGATGAATATCACCCCCGAGAACGGCTCGAAGATTACAAAATCACTACCTGGCCAGCAGGTTCAAAACTACCTGATCGGCCTTTCTTCTCTACTCACGAGCGAGTAATTCCCGCCTTACTACCTTTGCTTGAGTCTCTATACCCCGACCCATCACCGTATGAGCTTTGACCTTGATGTTACAACAGTATGGCAGAAGAACTGGAATGCCATGAATGATCCCCGGCGAAATGAAGACGGCTCCCGGCTCATAAAGTATATCATCAACCGTGGAACCTCCCGAAGCAGTAAGACATTTTCGATCATCGATTGCTACGATATGTATGCCCGCAGTAACCGCAACATGCGGATGACTGCCTGGCGGGATACGAAGGTTGATGCAAAGGACACAATTCTCAACGATATGGAGCGCAGATTGAGAGGTACAAAGCGTTGGGAAGTGGGCTTCAGGTTTAATAAAACCGATTCTCATCTTCATTACAATTCAGGGTCAAAGATTGAAATATGCGGCGCCGACGATGATGTAAGAGTGCATGGTAAGACGCAGAATATCGCCTGGCTGAACGAGCCGTATAAGATCGGAAAGTATGTTTTCAACCAAATCGATCAGCGATGTGATTTAATGTTCATCGACTGGAACCCAAAAGAAAAGCATTGGGTGGAAGATGTGGCCAAACTACCGAATGCGATTGAGATATTCTCCACCTTTCAGGATAACCCCTTTTGTCCACCCGATCAGAAAAAGAAGATCCTTGCCTACCAGCCTGTAAAACGATACTCCTTAGTTGATGCCGGGAAGATGACCGAAAAGGAGGCCCGCGAATACAACACAGATAGCAATCTCCTTTTACTCACCGATTCCCAGATAAACGAACTTATCCGCTGCCGGGAAAACGAGCTGATGAATACTGCAGACGAGTATAGCTGGTCGGTATACGGTCTTGGAGAAAGAGCCGAACGTCCGAACAGGATTTACCGGTGGAAGAAATGTACACTTGCCGAATACCTGGCAATTGACGCCACAGAATACTTTTATTCCGATTGGGGCACATCTGATCCGTGGGCGGTAGGCGGTTGTAAATATCATGACGGCCGGCTGTTTGTTCGCGAGATCAACTACATGAGTGAAAACGAGATCAGGAGCCGGATGAGTTCAACAGAGGCTATGCAGGTAGCCGGTGATCCTGAATCTGGGCTTGCTACTTGGAAGTTTAAACAGTTCGGAATTACTACCCGGGCAACGATTGTTTGCGATAACAACCGCCCGCTGAAAATATTGGCCCTTCGAAAAGTTGGCTACGATTACTCAGTTGCCGCGCCAAAGAAACCAGGATCAAAACTGGATGGCATTTCTCTGCTTTCATCGATGGAGGTTTTCTATACTGCCGAATCCGTGAACATTGAGTCTGAGCAGGAAAACTACTCGCGCAAAACCGATCGATATGGTGTTGTTTTGGAAGAACCCGAAGATGGGGGAGATCACCATTGTGATGGGATCGCGTATGTGTCTCTGTGGTTACAGAAGGAGGGAATCATACGGAAGGTGTGACAGGGTTTCTGCCATTATTACAAAAACATCTATATTAGCGTTCAAAACCTCACGTTTTGGCCTTAATCTCATGGTTTTCGCGGGCTATAAGTAAAGAGCTGTTCAAAGACGGCTGGAATCCCTTTCGCTTCATGACCGCTTCCCCGGTCTTTAATAAGTACTCCGAAGATGTTCAGAAAATAGCCATCGCCCTTTCTAATCCGGCATTATTAAAAGTCATTACTCTTCAGTGTGATCTATTCAGCATGGGCAAGGTTTATGTTTATAGAAATGGGAAACCTGTTGAGAGCGACCCCGCGATCGATCGCATTAACGATCCGAACAGGATGCAGGGGCGATCGCAATATCTGTGGGATTTCATGTTTTGGAATATGCTCGGCAATGCCTACCTGTATATGAGTTCAGATATCGTGGACAGGAACAACGCTCCGATGTACTGGCTCGAGCCTCACAAAATGGAATGGCCATTGGAGATCGACCGGATGAAGGATAAACTGATCGAATCTAATTCGGAGTGGGATAGGCTAATGAAAATGGAGATCGTTTACCGGTATGAGGATGGAACTACGAAGAAAATACCGCTCTCCAAAATCATAATGTGGTTTGACCTCACCAATGGCATTGGTAACTGGTTCAAAGGATCTAGCCGGATCGATGCCCTGATGAAGATTCTCACCAATTCAGAGGAGGTAATGAATGCGGAGAATATCAATCTCCGATACTCCGGAAAGTTTCTTGTGGCCGGGCAGAGCGACCCCAACGACGTCACTAAAACCCCGATGGGTGAGGATGAAAAGGAATCGATAGAAAAAAAGATCGATGGCCCGAAGAAAGTCCATGGCATTAAATCCATGATCGATATAAAACGGTTTGTTGATGATTACCGGGCACTGGACCTGGATAAGGCCTATCTCGCGCAGTACTTCAGGATCGGCAATATGTTCAATATCCCTCGTGATGTATTGGAGGCCTATCAATCTTCCACCTTCGAGAACCAGGAGAAAGCCCGCGCCGGTCACGTTACGTACACACTGGAATCGAAAGGAGAAGATTTCTGCAATAAGATCGGCCGCGCCTGGGGATACGATATGCGGATGCAGACAAAGACGCTGGTGATAAGCTGGGATCATCTTCCCTTCATGCAGGTCTTTGAGAAAGATCGGATGGATATGAAACAGAAGCAGGTCAACACGCTGGGCCAGATGTTACGTCTCGGAATCCCTATCGCAGAATGCAATTCATTTTTAGATACTAACTTTACGATCGATGAAAAGCAAAGACAAGCAAATCAAGGTCAGCAAGGAGGAAGTGGAAAAGCTTCGTAAAGAGACGCTGAAAAAGAAAACCGATCCTAAACTGATCACAAAAGATAAACCTCATGGAGCGCACAAACATTCCTGATCTTACGGGTAAAAAACTGTTTGATTGGCTCGTTGCCAACAAGAACCTCCTTATTGCGGAGAAGAAGTGCGAGGTAAAGAAAGGGGATGCATGCATTTATCTTCCGGTCTATGAGGGGCGAGCGAGTGTCAATAAAGCTTCAGGCGGTGTTTCTGCCGAACCCGATGTTTTGGAAGTAAAAAGCGTGATCAATACTACCAACCTGCTGGACTCTTACCGCGATGTTCATTTTCCGGGTATCTGGAATAAAAGCCTGAAAGAAAATAACTATCCTTTGCTTCTGCAGGAACACAATATGAATTTTGACAAGGTTATTGCCGATGGCGCAGATGTAAAGCGATATGTAAAAACCATGTCATGGAAGTCTTTAGGCTACGATTTTCCCGGAAACACGCAGGCTTTGATCTATGAGTCAAAAGTCAGAAAGAAGCGCAACCCGTATATGTATGAGCAGTACAAAGATGGTAATGTGCGTAACCACTCCGTTGGTATGAGGTACGGAAAGATTGTTCTTTGCATCAATGATGAAGATTACGGGGCGGAGTATGAAGCATGGGAAAAATATTCGCCTGATGTGGTGAACCTCGATGAGGATGTGAAATGGTTCTGGGCCGTAACCGAAGCGAAGGATATTGAAGGTTCACCAGTGGTTAAAGGTGCAAACTTCGCCACACCAACACTTGAAGTAAAAAGCGAGCAGGCTTCGTCCACTCGTTCAGATAAGAGCAGCCAGTCTAAGGCACTCACCCAAGAGATAAACAAACTTTTACAATCAATTCAAACGAAATGAAAAAACAGTATTTAGACTTCGGCCGCAATGAATACCGGGTGCCGGGAATGAGGTCCAAAAGATTCGGCGGCTCGCATCGTACCCGCTTGTTTAAGACAGCGGATAAAACAGAGGACGAGCCTGATTTGGACGAAGGCATCGCGGAAACAGATACCGATGAGGTGAAGGCTTTCAAACGCCTCGGTANNCACCAGAAGATTTTGGGTGACAAGGCGGACGCAACGCAGTTCACCACCCTGGAAACGTCACTTAAAACACTTCAGGATGATCTCACAAAAATGAAGTCCGATGATATTCTGAAGGCAATGGAAGAGATCAATAAATCTAATGAAAACATCTGGAAACAGATTGTTGAGCTTCAGGAAAAAGCCGCTCAGGAAGCCGATAAAAACGGTGCAAAAGGCACAAAAATCCGTGATCTCGTTCAGACAAAGGATGTTGAGGAATTCATCAAACAGACCTTCGTTGATGGCAAGAAAACCAAAAACGAGGCATCTATCGAACTCAACATCAACAAGGCCGCACAGAATTTCGGATATGCTACCTTCTTTGAAGGCGGTGCCGATATCAGCGCATTTACCGGCCGTGAGATTGATCCGGAACTATACCAGCGCAAACGCAAGCGGAACCTGATCCTCGATAATTTCGATATCCGCACGATCAATGTACCCCGATTGTTGTACCTGATCAAGGTAGAGGATGGCGGCGATGCCGGTTCAGGGAGTGGCGATGCAGGTGGCGCAGAATGGATTTTGCCAGGCGAGCAAAAGCCTCAGCGTTCTTTCCGTGTAACTACCGGCGAAGTGACTGCCAAGAAAGTAGCCATCTTCGGAACAATTGAGGACGAATTATTACAGGATGTTTCCAGCCTTGAAAACTGGGTCCGTGAGGATTTCATGGATGAGATGAGAGAAGAGATCAACGATGGCTTGTTGAATAACGATCCCGGTGTTAATCCTGACGCTCCGCTCGGTTTAAAGACCAATGCGGTTCAGTATTCTCCTACTCCGGCGTATGACAACACGATCAGCGATCCCAATATCATCGATGATATTTTTGCTGTGATTGCTTTCCAACGTTTTCATAAAGAAGAGCCCGGCCGTGTATTTATCTCTTCAGACAATCACACGAAGATTATGCACATGAAGGGCAACGATGGCCACTGGCTGAATAATAACCTCGTTTATGTAAATAGCGAAGGTCAATTGTTTATTGGTGGCGTACCCATTATTCCTGCTGATGAGGAAGATGTGCCTTCAACGCATATCCTTGCGGTAGCGGCTGACCTCGGGTTTAAAATCAGGGCTTATGGATCATTGGTATTCGAACGCGGCTTGAACGGTGAAGATTTCCGTTATGACCGCACTTCATATCGCGGGTATCAACGATTCCTTACGTATTTCCCTGATCACCGTTTTAACAGTGTTCTGTACGATACGTTCGAGAACATTGAAACATCGATCGCGGCAACATCGTAATAATTACGGTTCAATAAGTAACCATTTAACACAGAATATATGAGCAAAAAAGAATTCGTAAGCAGAACGCTCGAAAACACCCGGAAGGTGACTTTTCAGCAGGATCTCACTACGGCAACAAGAACGAAAGACGGCGTGGGACAACCTCGCATTATTCGTAAGAAAGGTTCGGCGACTTATATGTCACATCTGGCCGTTGCTGCTCTTGAAAAGCGTGGCATCAAACTGAAGTCAGAAGAAGTGGATATTAAATCGGCCTACAAAAAAGGTCGTGAAAAGTTTCTGGCCAACAAGGAAAAAAGCGAGAAAAACGCCTACAGTAAAGCATGATCATTGATTCATCATACTTTGAAGGGAAAATAAACCTTCCACAGACCGGCAATACTCCGGGAACGGCTTTGGTAGATCAGGCAATCACAGATTACGAACCTGAATATCTTCAAACGGTCCTTGGGTACGATTTGTGGAGGGCTTTTTCCGTTGGTACCGAATCGGGAAGCGGCGAACCTGAAGCTCGCTGGCAGGCTCTGCTCGAAGGAGCGGAGTTTACTGTCGGTGGGATTACCCGTAAATGGGTTGGGTTTGAAGCAAAACCTGGATCACCGGCAGCGGCTTACATTTACTACAAGTTCCTTGAACAGCACTCTTCGGATGTTTCATGGGTTGGGAATACTTCCACGCAGACCGATAACTCAAAGCGTGAAAGCCCAACCGCACCGATGGTGCGTGTATGGAATGAAATGGTAAAGGCAAACCGCATGCTTATCGGTTACCTGTATGCCAATCGATCAACTTATCCTGAATGGAAAGGATATGCGTATTGGCCGGTGTGGTCCGAGTGGTTTCGAAACGACCTGGATTCCTGCGACTGGTGCCCGCAATGCCCTGCTCCTGAAGTATTCGAGTTTAAAAACCGTTACGATCTATGAGTCAGCAACAGGTGAATAAGGTGTTTCGTCGTATTGTACCAAAGGTATCTGCGAATCTGCTCGTTCAATTACAAGCAGTGGATCCAATGATTACCGGGGTTCATTACAAATACGGACACTACAATGATATTCGCCGGGAGCTGAAACAGGAAATGCAGGTAGCTGATTTGAAAAAAGACAGGTATCCGCTGATCCTGATCATAGAAGACTACAGGGTAGGAAAAGGTTTGGTAGGTATTTCGGGGCAGCCGACTGTTCAGGGATTTATCCTGCATCATACCGATAAAGATTACACTCGGGAGCAACGAGAAGCGGAAGTTTTCGACAAGGTTCTTTATCCGATCTACTACAACCTGCTTAGGGAAATTGCCAGATCAGGAGACTTTCAGGTATACGACGAAACGATGATCAGCCATACGATGATACCGAGACCTATGACCGGCATTGTGGACAAAGACGGTACACGCGCTTATATATTCGATGATATTTTAGATGGCATTGAACTTAACAACTTATCACTCAAACTTTATTTGGATAACTGCGTGTCACTACGCACAAACCTATAAAAATGAATAAACTTAATTCTATAACATGCGTGGAGGATCTGAAAAATCTCGGAATCTGCGATTGCATTTTTGATCCTAAGGAGATCAAGGGTTCAATCATGATACCGGCAGACAGAGTGCTTACCCGCGCAGAAATCGCCATGATTCAGGCAACGCTTGCC